CAAGTGATAACTGGGTAGATACTGTTAGATTAGAAGCAAAAGTTATTCAGACAGAAGGTAATTATGCAGAAACAATGGCAGCTGCAAGTAGAAACTTTGGAGTAGATCCTCAAAATGGATTTGCACCTGTTCTATGGAATGCATGGCAGACTAATTGGACTGGTATAGATGTTGTAAATACAACAAGAGTAACACAAAATGGTGGTAATTGGGGTGCAAGATTTAGTAGAGGTGGATGGCCAAATGGAGATCCTTCTACAAACCCTGCTAGATGGATTCAGCAGCGTCAAACTACTACAATTAGAGAAGAAGTAAGAGAAACAATTAATAGGGGTGTAGAGTCCAGACAGGGCGTTAGAACGATTGTTAGTGAAGTATTTGATAGACAGTCTCAAGGAGAGAAGGTTCTTAATAGAGATATTATTCCTTATATGAGATCTAGAAACGTTGAGTTTGTCTCTAAGAGAATGAAACCAATAACTCAACTTTATGCATTCTTTGATGGAGAAGATGTAACTAAGTATTGCACTCCAAAACTTCTAGAAATAGAAATGAGTTCTGGTACATTCCAAGTTGGTGAAACTGTTATTGGTAATGTTCAAGGAACAGGATTGGGTGGTGACAACTTTAGTAATACAAGACCAAGTATTACATTTAGGGCTGCACAATCAAATCATAAGGAAGGGCAATATAATGCACCAACAGTAACTTATGTTTCAAGTCCTTATACACAAAAACCAGTTCCTGCAACATATACATCTACTTCAACTACATTGAATATTGATACATATTCTCTTCAAAATGAAACTCAAGGTGAGTTTTACGGTTGGGTAGAATCTGGAATGATTCTTACTGGAAAGACTAGTGGAGCACAAGCAAAAATTACTAATGTTAGATTGATTTCAGACCTTTCTGCTTTCTGTGGTGGTAGTTACTTCATTCCAAATCCAAATGGAGTTAATTTCCCAAGATTTGAGACTGGTAGTAGTGTCTTTACTCTTGTTAGTGATAAAGATAATAACCATGATGAAGCAGTTACTATTGCTGAAGAATCATACACTGCTGCTGGAGCATTAGAAACAGTCCAAGAAACTATCATTTCAGTTAGAAATGCTAGAGTAGAACAGAAACAGGAATTCCAGCAACGTAATGTCAATAGAGTATTGGGAACCGAAGTTGTTTCTAGACAGGTAACTGCAGGACCACTTGAGGAAAGAGATGTAGGTTGGTTTGACCCTCTTGCACAATCTTTCTTGGTTGAAGAAGAGACTGGTGTATTCCTTACAAAATGTGATGTATTCTTCCGCACTAAGGATGACTTGGATATACCTGTAGTGTTCCAATTAAGAACAATGCAGGGAGGATTCCCAACACAAAAGATTCTTCCTTTCTCTGAAATTGTATTAAGTCCAGATCAGGTTAATGTTTCTGGTGATGGATCTGTTGCTACTACAATTGAATTTAAGTCTCCTGTATATTTGGAGAATGGTGGAGAGTATGCAATTTGTTTAGCATCTAACTCTACCAAGTATAGTGTTTATATTTCTCGTATTGGTGAAGAGGATCTTCTTACTAATACCTTTATTTCTAATCAACCTTACTTGGGTTCTCTCTTTAAGTCACAGAACGCTTCTACATGGGAACCAAGTCAGTGGGAAGATCTTAAGTTTACTCTTTATAGAGCAGACTTTATCGAATCTGGAAGCGTAGAGTTCTATAATCCAGATCTTACAGAAGGAAATAACCAAATTCCATATTTGATGCCAGATTCATTGAGTTTGAAATCTAAAGAAGTAAGAGTTGGATTAGGTACTACTGTATTTGATGCTAATCTTCAATTAGGTAATACTGTTTATCAGATGGCAACTCAAGCAACTGGTAATTTAGTTGGAACTGCAGGAACTGCTGCTGGACCTAATTTAGCAATTACTGATGCTGGTATAGGATATACTCCTGCTGCTAGTCAAGTTACATATAGTGGTGTAAATCTAGTTACTATAACAGGTAATGGTCGAGGTGCAGTAGGTTCTATTACAATTAATAGTGGTTCTATAGTTTCTAATGGAGCAACAATTACTAGCGGTGGATCTGGTTATCAGATAGGTGATGTTGTTGGATTTAATACTCTTGGAATTGCTTCTGTGGGTAGAAATGCACGATTAACAATCACATCTATAGGTGCTACATCAGAACTTATAGTAAATGAAGTTCAGGGTAACTTTGTAGTTGGTGCAGCAAATACTGTTATGTTTATTGATAGTGATACTCAAGTTAGAGAATTGAATAGTGCTAATGGGGGAGATGTTCAAGTTTCTTCAATTAATCAAGATAATGATGGATTGCATATTAAGGTTAATCATAAAAATCATGGAATGTATTTCAGTGATAATAAAGTTGAAATTTCAGGTGTAGAATCTGATGTTAAACCAACCAAGTTAACTTCTGCATTCACCGCAACTTCAACATCTCCACTTTCTGTTGTTAATGCACAAGAATTTGAGTCATTTGAAAACGTTGGTGTAGGAACCACTAATACTGGATTCCTTCGCATTGGTGAGGAGATTATTGAATATACCTCTGTTTCTGGTAATACAATTGGTGGTAATATTACAAGAGGTTCAAACCCAGTAGCATACCCAGTTGGAACTCCAGTTTATAAGTATGAGTTGGCTGATGTTAACTTGAAGAGAATTAATAAGACTCATGATTTATCTGATGTAACTAAATCAGATGCTATCACTTTTGATTCTTACAATATTAAAGTTGATATGTCAGAGAAGTTTAATGTTAATAATGATGATAGAAGTAATGATGTAGGATTACCTCAATTATTTGTAGGTCAGACTAAATCTGCTGGTGGATATGATATAAGGGCAACACAAAACATGCCATTTGAAATTGTTACGCCAGTTGTTCAAAATCTAACTGTTAAGGGAACTGCTCTTACAGCAGAGGTAAGAACTACTACAAGTAAGAGCATTAGTGGAAATGAGATTCCTTTCCTAGATGCAGGATATGAAGCAGTTGCACTTAATGAATCAAATTATATGACTTCGCCTAGATTGATTGCTTCTAAAGTTAATGCAGATGCTAAATTAACAAATCTAGTTGGTTCTAAATCCTTGAATATGAGAGTGTTCCTTAACACTACTGATAGTAGAATAAGTCCTGTAATTGACGGTCAAAGAGTAAGCACAATACTTACATCTAATAGAGTAAATGATGTTATTGAGGATTATACAACTGATCCAAGAGCGAATTCTCTTACTGATGATCCAACAGCATGTCAATATCTCTCTAAAGAACTTAATTTAGAGAATCCTGCAACATCTATTAAGATTTTGGTAGGTGCTCATATTCATCTTGACGCTGACATAAGAGCATTCTATGCTGTCAGTGATAAGCAAGGATTTAAACCTGTATTTACTCCATTCCCAGGATTCAAGAATCTTGATAAACAGGGACAGGTAATAGCACCTAAGAATAATGATGGACAATCTGATACTTTAGTTGTTAAGTCAAATTCATATGGATTTGAACCACAAGACATTGAGTATAAAGATTATACATTTACTGCTGATAATTTACCCTCATTTAGATCTTACAGAATTAAAATTATTCTGACATCTAAAAATCAGGCATATGTTCCTAGAATGAAGGATCTAAGAGTACTTGCATTAGCATAACTATGAATTTAAACAAAGTGAAAGACCAAAGTGATTTGGCAAGAGATCCAAAAACAGGATCCATCGTTAATGTAAACAATTTAGATTATGAAAAGTATGTAGCAAGTAGAAAAGTTAAAAATGCAAAAACAAAACAAGTTACTTCTATTGAAGAAGATCTTGTTAATCTAAAAAATGAAATGAATGAGATTAAATCCCTACTTAAAGAGTTAGTCAATGGCAACTAAAAAGATTACATTTGATCCCACTGCAGGTGTTCCTGTAGCATCTAATTTAACCATTTACGGTGGTTCTAATTTTGATGCTACTTTTACAGTTGTAGATGTTGGTAATGCTGCATATGGATTTACTACTGCATGGTCTGCTTCTGCACAACTCCAAAAGAGTGCTGGTGTAGCAGCAACTACTGTTCCTACAGCAACTTTTACTGCAGGGATTACTACAGGATCTATTACATTAGCACTTGATGCAGATGCAAGTCGTAGTATTCCTCAAGGAAGATACTTGTATAATGTATTGATTAGTCCTGGTATAGGACAAACCGTTTATAATATTATAAATGGAAATATTATGGTTAATTCAGGTATTTCTTCAACACCATAAATATATTGAAGGGGTAATAGTCTAAATGGCACAACCAGGATCTAGAGGAGAATTCATAGATTATTGTAAACGGCAACTGGGTGCTCCAGTGCTGGAAATCAATATTGCCGATGAGCAAGTTGAAGACATCGTTGATGATGCTATTCAATTCTTCAATGAAAGGCACTTTGATGGTGTTTCTCAAGTCTATCTAAAATATCAGATTACTCAAGAAGATATTGATAGAGGAAGTGCGACAATGGAAGCGGGTGCAGGAAATAAGACGACTGGTATAAGCACTACAACAGTTGAAACAAAAATTGCTGGAGTAACTACTTCTTTTAATTTTTACGAGAATGGTAATTTCTTACAGATGCCTCCAGAGGTAATTGGAGTAACTAAACTTTTCCACTTTGATGGATCTAATACTGTTACTAATAACATGTTTAGTGTTAAGTATCAGTTATTTTTAAATGATGTTGCTTTTAATCTTGGTTATCAAGGTCTTTTAAGTTATGCAATGACTAGGACTTACCTAGAAGATATTAATTTTTTATTAACTACAGAGAAACAAATAAGGTTTAATCAAAGAGCTGATAGATTATATTGTGATATTGATTGGGGAAGTGTAAATAAAGGAGATTTTTTAGTTATTGATTGTTTTAGGTTATTAGATCCTAATGAATATCCCAGAGTTTGGAATGATTCATTCTTAAAGAAATATACAACTGCTCTTATGAAGAGGCAGTGGGGTCAAAATCTACTTAAATTCCAAGGGGTAAAACTTCCTGGCGGTATTGAATTAAATGGAAGACAAATCTATGATGATGGAGAGAAGGATCTCGAAATCATTAGAGAACAGATGTCTAACATGTATGAAATGCCACCATTAGACATGATAGGTTAGTATAGTGCTTAACCCATTCTTCCAGCAAGGTGCTCGATCAGAACAGAATTTAGTTCAGGATCTAATCAACGAACAGTTGAGGATGTATGGTGTTGAGGTGCATTATCTACCTCGTAAGTATGTAACAGAGAATAAAGTAATAAGAGAAGTAGTAGCATCTAGATTTGATGATGCATATCCTATTGAGGCATATGTTGATACTTTTGATGGGTATGGAGATAATCCTACTTTACTATCCAAGTTTGGTATTGAACAGACAAATGAGATAACACTTACTATTTCTAGAGAAAGATTTGAGAATTATATCTCACCTTTGATGAAGAATGAGGCAGATGTAAAATTAACAACTAGACCCAAGGAAGGGGATCTAGTTTATTTTCCATTGGGAGATAGGTTATTTGAGATCAAGTATGTAGAGCATGAGAAACCATTCTACCAGTTACAAAAGAATTATGTTTATGAATTAAGATGTGAACTCTTCCGCTACGAAGATGAAATCATTGATACAGGTGTTGATGAGATTGATAATGAGTTGGTTGGAGATAATTTGGATGGAGATACAGAAGACGGTATTCCAACAATACTTGGACCAACTCAAACACTTACATTGGTTGGTGTTGGTTTAACTGCTGCTGCTGAAACAAGTATTGTTGCCACTGGTGCTATCCGATATATTAGTATAACTGATAGAGGTGGTGGATACATCTATAGTCCCTCTGTAGGGTTCTCCTCTGCCCCTACAGGCGGTGTAACAGGTATTGCCACTGTAAGGATGATTGGAGGTATTGTAGCGTGTAATAAGAACGTTAACGAACGAGCACGTTCTGTCCAAAATATAGACTTGGTAAATCCAGGTTCTGGATATACTGTCGCACCTCTAGTTCAAGTAACTGGTGGTGAAGGAACAGGT